TGAGAACTATCAGCCGGATCGAGTTAGCAAGATCACCGGCAAACCCGAAGGGCCGAATAGTGGCTGGGTTCATATATCGTATTCCTCAGTAGGTGACAATCGAAAGGAGGTGCTACGTATGGTGAAGATCAAAGGTAAGGCGAAATACTTCCAAGGTCTAACCGACTAATCTACGGCTTCGGGGGTAAGCGCGGGTGGTTCTCTCCTTCCTTCTCCCCATCCGTGCGCCCCTTTTTTAGAAGCGCGCAACGCGCTTTAAACCGCGCATTTAATACCTCTTAAACACCTCAAGAGCATTTAAAGAGCATTTATTATCTGGAAGTTAGCGGGCCGATATGACCCGCAAGTGACTGATATCGTTGGTGGGCGATACAAGGATCGAACTTGTGACCTACGGCTTGTAAGGCCAACTATAGGCTAGCATTTCCAACGACTTATAGGCTAAGAGCATAAATCGGAGCATAAATTAGCCTATTGCAGCGATCACATCCTTACCATCAAGTGCGCGCCGGTTGACATAGTTATTGAGCGTAGTCTGCTCGTTCTGATGTCCTGCCATTGCACTCACTTTTGAAAGTGGCATTCCTGCATCCAGCATTTCCGTAATTCCTGTGCGCCGTAATTGGTGCAGAGGATCGCCGGTCAGACCAGCTTTATTTCGGAATCTGCGCATGCGTGCAGTGATGCTGTTTTTATCCTGGTAAGAAGGTTCCCCTGTTTCGCAATCGAGATAATGAACTTCTTCAGGAAATCTCGCAAGCAAATCTTTTCTCAGGAATGCTAGCAACTTCGGATGAATATCAAGTTTACGCTTCTGCTTCTTCTTGAGCTTTACCTTTTTACCTTGTTTCGGATAGTCCTTAACATGGTCGATCTGAATAGTCTCTCTTTTGAGATCAATCCGCGAAAGTGGCAGCGACCAGATTTCAGACAGTCGCATGATGCCGTAGCGTGCTAGCATGAAAATACGCATATCGGTGCTAGTCCCTTTCTCGATTTCAGCAAAATAGCATGCAACCTGCTCTTTGCTCCAAGACTGAGGTTCTCCATCCGGCTGCTTCTTTAGAATCTCAATCGAAATCTTTTCAATCTCAATCTTCCTTGGAAGGACTTCAGGATATTCACGCGCTATCCAGTTGAAGCATGCTTGCACGCTGCGCTGGTTTTTATGAATCGTGCTTTCTGCTCGGTCTAGCTCAATGCAGTGCTTGACGAAGCGTTTGTTTATTTTGGATTCCCAACCGGCTAGTTCAAAGTTTCCAACGATTTGCTGAAACTTATCCAGCGCTTGCTGCACATCCTTCCGATTGTTATCAGACTCCCAGAGCTTCCCTTCCATGAAAGTTTTCTTCGCCCACTCAAAATCACTTTTGCTCGTAGGCAGTTTTTGGGTGGTCTGAGCTTCATGTTTAGCCAGCGCGAGCTTATAGCGCTCGCTGAGCAACAAAGCAACCTCTTGCTCGCTCAACTCCTCTAGCTCATCCATTCGTGCTAGCACCGGCCGCCTGCTGGGTTTGCCTTCGACCTGGATGTACCCAATCACACGATTACGCTTCGGCTCTTTCTTCCAAAGCTCGCGTTGTCTTCCTCTCTTCCTCATTTTCTTTTTCTTCCTCGCGCTCCCATTCAAGAGCGCGCTTTGCGGTTGTTTGATTTTCAGTACAGTTTGGACAATCTTTAGTATCCACACACATAATAGCTCCTTTTTTAATAGCCAATATTTTCGGCTGTTATTATTCATTTAGCGATCTTTTCCAGAGCAGTTCGGAATATCTCTAAAGTTTTTTCCTGGCTGGCAACAAGTGCTTCCAGATCAGCCACCCGCATGCGCAAGTAGTCGATTTCACTGCTTTCTTCTTTTTCAGAAAGCTTACCGGCGAACAAATCCTCTAGGCGCTTCAAGTTCCGCGCGCTAGGTTTGTTGTCGCCTTTTTCCCAACGATATACAGCGCTGTAAGGTGCGCCAACCTTCTGAGCAACTTCCTGTAAAGTAAGACCGAGCTTCTTGCGAGCGGCTTTGATCTCTTCTTTTTTCATACATTTATTCTTTTTCTAAAAAAGTTTATAAAAAGGCTTGACATCGCATATGCTCAAGCATAACCTGAATTCAGCATAAGATATTGCAAACAACATTACAAGCTTTTTTATAAAGACATGGACATCCCGATAAAAGACCTGATGAAACAAGCAGGCATAACGCTGTCAGATGTTGCGACTGCTGCCGGCACGAACATACCAACTGTATCACGCGCTCTTGACGAAGACCTTGTTAAGCGAGTACGCGCCAATGCTCTCGCTCTTATATATAACAAGAGCAAGCATCTTGCTGAGAAGATCAAAAGCATGGAAGCGTATGAGGGCATGGATGCCAAAACGCATATACGCAGGACAGCCTAACAACCCGCTGAGAGGGCGCGCTGATCAGCTAAAGCTTAGCTGTTCAAAACTCGCAGCGGTAACAGGTTGCCCGATCCCCACGATTAAAGGGTGGTTACGTGGGAGTCATTATCCAAGGCCGAAAGACCACGAAGGTCTAGCACGCGGGCTTCAAGTCAAACTCGATACTCTTGAGGGTTGGCTGAACCGCATGCATCCAGGGAAAGGTATCGGCTTTCGGAAAATACTAGATACAGAAGCAAAAAAGAAACTACAGAAACTACATCTGATGAGACAAAAAACACCACGCACACGCAGCGAGATTGCGAAAGCAGTCGCTAGCTATTTGCAAAGCGGAGGTGAAATCAAAAAGCTTCCAGATGAAGCTGCATACAATCTATTGAAGGAATTTTTGTGATCGAACACTATTCGCCGAGTCAGTTCGGGAAGCTCGCAGACTGCCCACAGCAGTACGCGTATAGATATATAAAGAAGCTTCATGAAGGAACTAAGCCTGCGCTAGTTTTTGGAAGTGCAGTTGACGAAGCACTTAATTCGATTCACCAGAATCTCATGAATCCGAGCCTGCCTGCGAAGCCTGAAGTCTTTTTATTCCAAAGCATTGAATTCAGCCGTGCCACCTATGGCGATGACATGAGTAAAGAAGAATGGGATGCGGTAGATGAGCTAGCTGCGCGGTGTGCGGATCAGGATGTCTTTGGACAATACAAGGCAATGATCGACTACAAACCGCGTGCGATCCAGCATGAGATGGTGCTGCGCATTCATGGCATTGAACGGCGCATGATCGGCTTTACAGATTTGATTGCAGAGCGCCCGATCCTTGAACAGTCAGACCATTATGAAAGCGCGCTGATCGTTGATGTGAAGACAAGCGCGCGCTCCATGCAGCAGCCGAGCTACCGTCATCGTTTCCAGCTAGCATTCTATGCACTCGCATGGATGTGCATGCAGGGAACCGACAAGATTCCTCAGTGTGAGATCCGTGCGTTGATTAAAAACAAAACAATGCTCTGGCAGATACTGCCCGCGAATATCACCGAAGATGACCTAGCGCACGTTTTAGAGGTAGCACGCAACCATGACCGAATGGTGTCTGCACAGTATTTCCCGATCAACCGAGATTCTAAGTTTTGTTCTAAGAAGAACTGTTCTTTTTTTAATCGCTGCCATGAAGAACATGGTGGCCGGCTCACAGATACTTTAGCTCAGTGTATCCGTGCCTGAATTCAACCAAACTGAGCGGCTAATCCAGGCGCTGAATGAGAACACACGCGCGCAGCTTCTACTCATGCAGGTGATGCCGGATTTCATACAGAACATGAAGTCAGCAGATTCACTAGCACGCGCTGGATTAAGTGAGACAAAATTGTATGAAGAAGCTAAGAAAATGGCGCAAAAAATAAAGAGAAGGTAGGAGATTATGGCTATTAATAAAACACGCAAAGGGACTTTGATGCAGCTTAGTCCTGAAGAGATCAAGTCGCTTCAGACGAATGACTCAAACAGAGTTAGTGGTGTTGCAAAGTCAACCAAAAGTAAACGCATGACCGTTCTCAAGAAGAACCTGAAAAAATACGGATACCGCCGTGCGTTTCCAATCGTGCTAAATGAAGATTTAGTGATCTGTGATGGGCATCACCGCGTGCAAGCCTGTGTCGATCTAGGAATAAACGGATGGGTGCTGATTGATCCTGATGCAGTCGTTCAGGAGTACGCTGAGATGTCTTCCAGCACGAACCGCTGGGGGATTCCTGATTATGTCAAAGCAAAAGTGAATGAGGGAGTGCAAGCGGCCCAAGTCGTAGAATACTTAATGGAAAAATATAAATTCCAACCCCAGTTGATCATGCGTTTAGAATTCGGGTTTTCGCTTACAAATCCGATGATTATAAACATGATCAATGAAGGCAAATTCAATTTCATGAGTGTGAACGAAATAGAAGCACGCTGCGAGCATATCAAACAGTGCCAGGAACTCGTGCTGCCAAAACAAGACAAGTTTAAAATTGCAATAGCTATGATGATGCAGAATCCGCATTACCGTGGTTCTAGGATGGTATCGAAACTAGAACAAAAAGGGGGTGATGTTTATCCGTCTGCTCAGACAGGCAATTACATCGATCAGTTGCAACGAATCTATAACCACGGACTAAGTACTGGAAAAGTCTATTTTGCATAAAGGAAGGAATGAAAAAACCAACACTCGACCAAGTAATAACAGGCAAGCGCATGAATCCCTTGCGCGTGCTTCTGTACGGCCCTGGAGGTATAGGCAAAAGCTACTGGGCTGCACAATGGAAAGAATCATTGATCCTTGACCTTGAAGACGGTTTAGGCGGAATTGACTGTGCGAGCTTACCTATGCGTGATGCAGAATGGGACGATATTCTCCAAGCACTCAACATGCTAGCAAGCGAGAAACATGACTACAAAACAGTTGTGATTGACTCGCTGGATTGGTTAGAGAGGTTAATGCATCATGATATTTGCAATGTCCGTGGATGCGTTAGCATAGGCGACCTTCAATATGGTGCAGGCTACGTTCAAGCACTCTCGTATTTTGAGAAGCTGGTGAAATACCTGGAACTGTTACGCACAAACGGAATGAACAGTGTACTTGTCTGCCATGCAGCGACCAAGGATGTGAAAGACCCTACAACGCAGCTTTATAGTAAATGGCAGCTAGCACTTCATCAGAAGGCAGCCGAGAAGATGTTTCAATGGAGCGACTGCACCCTGTTTGCGAAGCAAGAGATCAACATTCTCACAGAGAAGAAGGATTTCGGCGGCCAGCGCAAGCGCGCAGGCGGTGGCGAGCGCCGAATGTATTGCAACGACTCGCCAACTTACGCTGCGAAGAATCGCTACGATCTGCCGGATGAAATCCCGCTGGATTACGAGATTTTCCGCAATCACATAACTCAATATTTTGGAGAAGGAACCAATGCCTAAAGAAAAAGAATTCAGCTTTTTTGATCCCAGTGAAGAAACTGTTTCATCAAGTTTTGACCCGATCAAGGATGGCACATACGAGTGCGTGTTCAACACTCATAACTGGAAGGAAACAAATGCCGGCACAGGCATATATCTGGAAATGGAGTTCGTCATTATGGGTGGTGACTTTGACGGCCGCTTGGTCTGGAATCGTTTGAATCTGGTGAACAAGAACGAGCAGGCAGTGCAGATAGCACGCGAGCAGCTAGCAGAATTTTGCCGTGCGGTTGAATGCACTGTCGTTCTCACAGGCGAAAAGGAACTGCTCCAGTTCATGGCGAACTGCTGGGGCAAGAAAGTCATGGTCAAAGTGCAGAACAAACCACGAAGGAACAATCCTGAACAGATCGATCTTGTTGTCAGAAGCGTGAAGCGCATGCCAGTAGAAGCTAGCACGCCGAAACCCAAGAAACAGAAACAATCGGATACCACCGATGTCAAAGACCCCGACGCACTCCCTTTTTAGTGGTGTGGGATACATCCAGAACTACCTATATAAAGGCTATCGCATCAAGCGCGATAATTTTATGCAGGCATATGAAGTGATCAAGGATGCTTCTATTAATGGTAACGGAATCACAGAAATTGTTTACCGCTGGTTCCCGAAAAAAGAGGATGCAGAAACTTGGATACGCGCCCAGCAGCAGGTG